TATAAAATAACAAATACAAAAACAAATAAAGTTTATATTGGATCTGCGGTAAATATAATTACTAGATGGTGTCAACATAAAACAGCATTAAATAAAAATAGACATCACTCTATAAAATTGCAAAGATCTTATAATAAACATGGTAAAAATAATTTTATATTTGAGGTTATTGAAAAAACTGATATAGATGAATTAATATTAAAAGAGCAACACTATATTGATTTATTTGATTGTTATGAAAATGGATACAATTGTATTCCAACGGCTGGAAACAATTTTGGTATGAAACATACAGATGAAACAAAAGAAAAATTAAGAAAACTTGCGTTAGGTAATAAGAATATGTTAAATAAGAATCACTCAGATGAAACAAAAAATAAAATTAGTGAAAAATTAAAAGGTAGTAAATTATCTAAAGAAACAAAAAAGAAAATGAGTGAATCAAGAAAAGGCACAATACTTACTGATGAAACTAAGATAAAAATAAGCATAGCGCATACAGGTAAAAAATTATCAGAAAACCATAAACACAAATTAAGTTTAGCCAAATTAGGTAATAAACAAAGCCAAGAAGTTATTGATCATAGGGCAAAATTAAATACAGGTAAAAAAAGAACTGAAGAAAGTAAAAAGAAAATTAGTGATAAATTAAAAGGATTTGTACGAGGACCCATGTCAGATGAACAAAAATTAATAAGATCCAAGAAAGTAGCATTGTTATCTGAAAATGGAGATATAATAAAAGAGTTTAATAGTATTAAAGATTGTGCTAAATATATTGGATCAGAATCAAAAAGAATTAGTGAGGTTATAACTGGTAAAAAAAATCATCATAAAAAATTCAAATTTAAATTAATAGATTAAACTTATTATTTTAAATCAATATATAGATGTGTGGAATATTCCACACAATAAAAAAATAATTAAATAAATATGAATGAATTGCATGGAGTTACAAAATTTTTTAATTCCGAAAAAGGATTTGGATTTATTAGAGAAACTGAAACAAACGAAGAATTCTTCGTACATGTTTCAGGTTTAATAGACACAATCGAAGAAAATGATGAAGTTAGTTTTGAATTAATTGACGGTAAAAAAGGTAAAAACGCAGTAAACGTAAGAGTTACTAGCTAAAATATATTTTTTAGAAATTTTCAAAAACCTCAAAGAAATTTGAGGTTTTTTTATTTTATCTCATTTTTTAATTTTTTAATTTAATATATAGACTAAGCTACAAAAAATAATCTATAAAAAATGAGAATAAGAAGAATTATGAGAGGTGCATTTTATACAAATGGACTTCAAACAGACTTTGAAGCAGGAAACTTAACTCCAACTTCAATAGGTACAGATTGGTATGTTTACTATACTGATGAAAATAGTGATGCTTGGAAAATAGCACCAACAGGAACAACTAACGCAACAACAAGTCCAATACTTGTTGATTCAACAACAACTGCAATTACAGTTACACCTAGTACATTTACAAGCTATACTGGTGATACACAACAACTAGCAGTTGTTAACCAAGATTCAGTGAATGTAATAAGTGAATGTAACTTTACTTCAGACAGTGCTAGAGTAACTGTTAGTGCAACTGGTTTAATCACTATAGTAGATCCTGGAATTCCTGGAGCAGCAACAATTACTGTGTCACATCCTGATGCAGGTGGATTGAGTGGTTACACAAGTGTATCTGGATATACTTATCCTGTAACATCAGTAGTTGTTGGTCCTGTAGGCTTTACTGGAACCACAACTGGACAAACACAACAAATGACAGTGGTTAACCAAGATGGTTTAGATATTATATCAGAATGTACATTTGTATCATTTGACACTAATATATTTACCGTGGATTCTGCTGGTTTAGTTACAGTAGTTGGTAATGATGGTGATGGCGGATATATAACTGCAACTCACACACTTACTGGCGAATATGCAAGAACATCAGGTTGGGTAGTTATTACTTAATAAGTTGAATTTTTCATTAAATAAAAAAGAGAGTTTAAATTTTAAACTCTCTTTTTTTATGCTCATTTTTTGAGGACTTTTTTGACTTTAAAATATCTATATATAAATAAAATTAAATAATCACATGATAGTAACTGAGAAAATTAAGATGAAAGTAAATGGTACAATGGTGAAAAGATATAAAGAAATGGGATTAATTATTTTTTTGCAGGTGATGAAAAAACATATTTTCCAGATTTTTACATTGAAAAATTTAATTTAGTTGTAGAAATTAAATCAACATATACATACGAAATTAATAAAGAAATAAATGAAGCAAAAAAAGAAGCCACTTTAAAAAATGGCTTCAATTTCACTTTCATTATTGATAAAGATTACTCTAACTTATTGATTATCAATTAGTTTTCATCTAAATCGAAAAAATCACCTGCATCATCAGCATCTTCACCAAAGATATTTTCATCTTCTGGTTCTTTTGTTGATAAATCATCATTAGATGATTTAGAAGCTTTTCTTTCAGTCATAGCCAAATCATTTCCAACTAGAATACCTAAAATTTGTTCAACTTTAAGTTTATCTTCTGAAGTCCAAGCTTTTGCCATATGGTCAGACAAATCTACATCACGGGTTGTTAAAAATTCGGTAATTTTCTCTTTAACTTTAGCGTTAGTAATTTTGTTCTTTCCAGTTTTTTCATCAACTGTAACTGGTGCTGGTTTTCCCATCACTTTAATTGGTGATACTTCTAAGAATGAAGAAGAATCATAATTTGGAAACTCACCTACTTGTTTAATAACAAGTTGGAAATCTTTTCCATTAGCCAAATCAAAAACGTTACAAGGATCGCCTGCTAAACCATCTCTTTGATCTTTGATTTTTTCTTTGATTTTGAAACCATAAGGATAAATTAAAATCTTACCTTCAAGATCTTTGTTCTGAGCATCTTCCATAACCAAAATATATGAATAATATTTTGTGTTTCTGTTGATAAGTTCTGCTTTTTCAACATCTGTAGCGTTTTTAGAATTTTTCAATTTCCAAAACATTGTACAAATATCGCATTTGTCCTCAAAGTTTTTATTACAATCGTAATAACCAACTAATTCTGGATGATTTTTCAAATCAACGTAGTGTTGATGTTTTTCAATAGCCGCAGGTCCGACTTTACCTTCTTTTGTTAAATTAGGTAAAAATCTAATCTTTGCTTTGTATCCTTTTGTTTTGTCTGTGATTTTTGGGCGGAATATCCCATCAAGGTTAGAACCTTTGTTTTCTAGAAAGTTCAAACTTTCATCTTCTGCGCCGACACCTTCAAAAATGTCAACATCATCAAATTCTTCATATTTACTCATAAAGCCTTTAATTGTTTTTTGAATCAGTTAATGCCTGATTATGCCTTAAATTGCTGTTTAATGCCTTTAAAGTACTATATATTATATTCTAAATATGGAAAAAGTTTAATTTAGATTAAATAAAAATAACATTTTTTTGTAATTGGTTATCAGTTATTTAGTTGTGGATTATTTATAAAATATGACTCAGAAATTATTTTCTCATGATCATAGCCAAGTTCTTCTATTTTGTTTATAATAATTGTTCTAACTACCACTAAATTAAACTTCCAAAAGTTATGATAAAAATCTTCAAAAGAATTAACATATTTAAAAATATCAACTTCTTCAAGTTTTTTCATGGTTTCATCTAAAAAATTAACACAAAAATCATCATATGACCATTCATAATTAATTTCCAATTTTTTGAAATCTTCATTAATATTTCCAACAATACCTTTATATACCTTATAATCATCAACGAAAGATTGATTTAACGCATTTAAAAATAATTCTTTATTTTCCTTCACATCCATATATTATATATTCTATTTTGATTGCTCTTTTTTTATATATAAAAAAAAGTAAATTTTAGATGGCGACATATTCTTCAGTTCATTCAAATATATCATCAAATATAGCTAAGATTGATAATAAAATAGATAATTATATCAATATTAAAAATGCTGTTAAATTATTAGATAATTATTCCAACTGGGAAGGATATATAAAATTATATACCGAAGTTCAGAGTAATTTTGATGTTGATGATATTGTATATATCACTTATACAGATTACCCAATTTCTGTAGGTGTGTTTAATTTAGAAAACCCAGACACACCTTATAGTGAATGGAGTATGGGATATAAAGTTTTAGCCGTAAATAAATTGAAAAATGAAGTAGTAATTAATAGAGAATATAATGATATAAAATCTGGTGCATTATTATCAGATCAATTTTTAAGCAAAGTGTCAGTTAGAGGTGGAACATTCACAGGAGGCGTAATTGATGGATTAGTATTCTACAACTCTGATATTTATTCTGGTGCAACATTCACTCAAGGAATATTTAAATGGTGTAATATAAGCGATATTACATTTGATGATAAATACATTGACACAAAAGTTTTATACACAACAAATACATTTTCTAGTAAATTTACAAGAAAAAAATCAAATATAGCAACAGTATATAAAAGTAGAAGATATTGGTATAACACTATTGATAATTGCACTTTATATAACTGTAGTATTAAGAATGGTAAATTTGACAACTCAACATTATTGGGAGTTTCTGGTGTAAGTTATATAACTGATGGAGAATTTTATAACTGCACAATATCTGGATATACTATAAATGGTGGAACTTTTCGTGATTGTATTATAGAAGCAAATTGTAATTGGAATTATGGTATTTGGTATAATAGTAACGGCACAAACGATTTTAGGGCTAGTTGGACTGATGGTGTTTGGAATTCTGGTAGTTTTATAAGTAAGACATGGAGTGGTGGAACATTTAACGCAGGCGTATTCTCAGCCGCAACATGGGTAAACGGCACAGTTAATTTAGGTAATTTCTACTATGCAAATTGGTTAAATGGATTAGTTAGAAATGGTAATTTTTACAATTCAACTTGGACAACTGGTACATTTAATTCTGGGTCATTTGTTGATTCAACTTGGAATAACGGATATTTTAATAATGGAACTTTTTTAGGTTCAACATTTAATGATGGTAATGTTCAAGGTGGATTATTTACAGGTTCAACTATCACAGATGGTAGTATATACAAAGGTGAAATTAATGATGTTGTTATTGAAGGTGGCAATTTTTATGGTTCATTTAATATAAAAGATTCTGAAATTAGTAATGTCACAATTCGTCAAGGAACAGTAGAAAACTCTACAATAACAAGTGGTGATTTATATAATGGGTTCTATTCTGATGTGACTTTTATGGGTAGTGATATTACAATTTATAATGGTAAATATAAAGATTGCTATTTAGAAGATTTGACAGTTAAAAATGGTAATTTTGAAAAATGCACAGCATATAATGTACCATTCTATAATGGAATATTTACTGAAGGATGGTATGAAAATGGTATATGGTATAATGGTATTTGGAACGGTGTAGATAATGTTGGAACATTCAAAGGTAATGTATTTCTTGATGGTGATTTTTATGGTGGATATTTTTCAGGTGACACTGCAACCGCAAATCCACTTGGGTGGAGTGCAGAATGGAGTGGTGGAACATTTCACTATGGTTATTGGAAAGGCGTATATAGAACATCACTACCAATATATCCTTATCCTAAACAAAATTATTCTCAACAAACAAACACAAATTTGCAAACTTAAAACATTTGATGAAATTTGTAATATAATATAAAAAAATATAAAATTATGATTTTTGCAAGTATAATAAAATGGATTACAGATCCTCATAACAGAACAATAATTTTATTTGTCATTATTGCATTATTAGTAGGACTATTCTTTTATCAAAGAAGTAGAACTCAGACATTTAAATTTAAATACGAAGAACAGATAAAAGAAACTAGTAGAATAACAAATAATTGGTACGCAAGCCTTGACTCAATTGTACAAATCTATGATAAAAAGACTGGTATATTAACTGGAACAATATCTGGATATGAATTAACAATAAATGAATTAAATGGTAAATATGATAAATTATTTTCACTTTACACAATTGAAAAAAATAAGCCACCAAAAGTTATAATAGAAGTTAAATGGAAATATAGAGATAGTATTGTTGAGGTGCCAACATATATACAAGGTGACACTTTAATAGCATTATATGATACTGCAAGTTATGATAAAAATAATTGGAGAATTATTAACGTAAATATACCATTCAAATTTACTGATTCTGAATTTGCAACATTTCCTGCAACAATTAATTTAAATATGGGTATGTCACTAGGCACAGCACTTTTTAAAGATCCTGAAACTGGCGAAATTAGAATTCAAGTCAAAACACCTTTCCCTGGCATCACATTCCAAGATATAAGAGGTGCAGAAATAATGTCATCTATTGCGCAAAACAAGAAGGTTGCACGTTCTTTTAGAAAAGAATGGGGTATTGGTTTCAATTTGGGTTTAGGTATGATGCCTGTTGCTGTCAATAACACTTTCCAATTGAAATTTGGTCCAGTAATGTCAGTAGGAATTAACTACACACCAAGATGGCTACAATTTGGTCCAAGTCAAACAGGAAAAAATACAATTGGGGATTTTATAGATGGAAACTAATAAAGAATTTGATGAAACTGAAAGAATACTAATAGATATTCTTAAAGAAATAAAAACAGGATTTGAAACGACTAGCTGTAATAAAACTGCGGCTGGTTTTCTCACTTCTTATAATATTGTTAAGTTGCAATTACAACAACACAATGCGGAATTAAAAGTAAAAAAGATTTACGAAAAATAGGTAAACATGATTAATATACAATTTATTGAATTTTATGTAAAAAATTATCATGGACAAACATTAGAAGATTATTTTAATGTAACTGCCGCTGTTACTTCTTCATGGCGAAAAAAATCATTCCCTAAAAAAAGATTAAACGAATTCATTGTTAAAGAACAATCATTTTCTATTCACGAACTATTTGAAAGAATTTATCCAAAAAAGTAATTTGAGATTTTTATATATAAGTATAAAATAACCAAATAATATGGGTAAATGGAAATCGTTTAATATCGATTATTTTGAAAATATTGATACAGAAGATAAAGCATATTTTCTTGGCTTTATAATTGCCGATGGTCATATTAGATATAATCAAAATTCATTAGTAATTAAAATTAAAAGTGATGATATTAAAATTTTAGAAAAATTTAAAAATAGTATTAAATTTGAAGGTGACATATGGTATGCGCCAAATGATCAATGTCAAATTATAATAACATCAACTAAACTAATTCAAGATTTAAGTAAATATTCAGTAGTGCCAAATAAAACATCTATTGTTGATTTTCCTAATATACCAAAACATTTAGAAAATCACTTTATGAGAGGTGTGTTTGATGGTGATGGATGTGTATCAATTAAAAAAGAAAGACGATTAGGTAAAGGTGGTGATAGAGGACAAGTAAATTTATGTTCAGGTAGTAAAGAGTTCATATATAAATATGTTGATAAATTAATTGAACATGCCGGCGTTAAACGAAATAAAATAAGATTTCTTAATGAAAATTATTATGTTATTGACTGGTCAGGATTAACTGATGTTGAAAATATTTATCACTTTTTCTACAAGGATGCTATTACATTTTTATCAAGAAAAAAGAAAACATTTGATAAAGTTTATGATATAAATAAAGATAGAACTAAATATAGAAAAAAATAATAATAATTGCATATGATCTTTAGCTATTTTGGCGGAAAGCGTTCACAATCACCTTGGATATATTCACAAATTACAGATGAAATTAAAAATAATACAACAACTTTTACTGAAGTATTTTCTGGTGCTTTTTGGGTATATTTTATAAATGATTTCTCATTTGCAGATAAAATCATTTATAATGATATGAACCAATATCTAACAAACTTTTTTGCAACTTGTTCTAATTCAGAATTTATGAAAAAATTAAAATATGAATTAGATGAAGGTATATTGAAATTTGAACCTGAAAATTTTCCAACACAAAAAGAAGCATATGATTATTATTATTCATATTTCAAAAAGATGTTTTATGATTTAAGAGAAGAATTAATGTTTCAGCATATGGGTAAAGAAGTGGAAGTTAGTATGCCAGATATTGAAATGGCTTTTAAATATGCAATTTTATTGAGACATTCATTTTCTGGATTATCTAATGAAAAAGCTGGATATTCTTTTTCTCCAGCATCATATAAAGAAGGTAAAAAATGTCCAAAACCTAAAAGTCAACTTTTAAGAAAATTATTTGAAGAAGATAAAATGCTTGATAAATTATCAAAAGTCAATTCATTCGAATGTTTAGATTTTGCTGAGCATATCAAAAAATATGACTCACCTACAACTTTATTTTATGTAGATCCACCATATAAAGGAACTGAAAACAAATATTATCGTGGCGATAATTATTTTGGTGATAGCCACAACACATTATCTCTGTTACTAAATAATATTAAAGGTAAATTTATATTATCCTATTATAATTTTGAGGATTTAAGTAAATACTATCCAAAAGATAAATTTAGATGGGAAGAGAAGGCTTTCACTAAAGCATCCACAAGCATTACAAATAAAGACTTAACACAAAAACAAGGATACGAAGTTCTAATCATGAACTTTTAATTCCTATTCTATTATGTTCATCACTATCAATTTATAATACTGAAATTGTTCAAGATCTTTTCGATAAAGGTTGTGTAAATAATAAAACATATAAAATAAGATTACCTAAAATTAATAATGATTTAATGAGTCACTTTATAAGAGGTTATTTTGATGGTGATGGTAACATATCAAATAGTAAAGATAGATTAAATAGTTATGTTATGTCAATAGCAGGAAATGTAGAATTTAATAAAAAAT